TGGATCTGGCGCTGCATCTGGCCGGCGTGGGCCTGGGCGACGAAGTGATCACCACGCCCATGACATGCACGGCTACCAACAGCCCAATCGTCAACCGCAAAGCCAAGATCGTATGGGCCGATGTGGACCCGGTGACCGGGCTGATCGACCCCGCCGACGTGGCGCGTAAAATGACCAGGCGCACAAAGGCGATCATGGCGGTTGATTGGGCGGGCAGAAGCTGCGACTACAAGGCGCTCAGGTCGCTCACGCTTGGCGCGCCGTGGATGATGGTTCCGATCATTCAGGATGCGGCGCACAACCTGATGGTGGATCCGAACAATCGTGGTGACTACGTCGCATGGAGCTTCCAGGCGATCAAGCATCTGACTACGGTTGACGGCGGGGCGCTTCTGGTGCCCGAGAAGCAGTACGAACGAGCCAAGCTGCTCCGTTGGTACGGGCTGGACCGCGAATCGTCTGCGGACTTCCGGTGCGCCCAGAACATCATTGAGGCTGGCTACAAGTACCACATGAATGATGTGAATGCGGCGATTGGCCTGGCTAACCTGCCAAGTGCCGAGTGGGTTGTATCCCGGCACCGGGAAAACGCCCGCTGGTACAGCGACAACCTGCGAGCCGGGCCAGACGTACTGTTCCCGCCGGCTGACGACAAAGGGTCGTGGTGGCTCTACACCCTGCGCGTGCGCGACCAGGCAGGTTTCATCAAGTACATGGCAGAGCAGGGCGTTATGACCGGCCAGGTTCACGCTCGCAACGATACTCACAAGGCGTTTGATTACTACAACGGACCGCTGCCGGGCGTAGACGAGTTCTCAAGTCATCAGGTAGCCATTCCGGTCGGCTGGTGGGTTACCGAGCGCGACCGAGAGCACATCGCTGAAGCCGTGGCGGCATTCTCATGGGCAAGGGTATGACCACACCACACAAGCATCATTGGAAGTACCTGCGGCAGGAGTTCAAGCTGACAGACGAGCTAGTCCACGGACAGCACCAGAAGCGCATCGTAGACCTGTATTCGTGCGAAGTGTGCCTTGAGTACCGTGGCGTAGACGTAGGGCCAGCACCAGCCACTACACGCGGCGCGCAGCCCCAGTGAAGAACCCGCCGATGAAGCCAGGCAGGCCGAAGCCCAGGCCGCCTAAACGACCTAAGCCCGGAGGGTACTGATGAGCGCGAACCTGTACGCTTCTGTGGCCGAGTTCCGTGACCGGATGGGTATTACCGACACCGAGTCTGACTGGCAGCTTGACCGTGCCTTGCAGACTGCGTCTCGGTGGATTGACCAGACGCTAGGGCGCAGGTTCTACACGACCGAATCTGACGAGATTCGCTACTACACGGCGTCCGATTGCTACTGGGAGCTACGCCCCGAAGACGACATCCTGAGCATCACGACCCTGGCTACCGACGCCAATGGCGACGGTGTGTACGAGACGACGTGGACAACTGGCACCGACTACCATCTGGAGCCGATCAATGCGGTGGCCAATGGCGAGCCGTACCGTCGGATCTGTCGGTCTTGGTGGCAGGGCAGATTCAGCTTCCCGTCGTATCACAACGCCGTCAAGGTGACTGGCAAGTTTGGCTACTGTGCCCTGGTCAACGTGCCGCCACAGATAACCACGCTGTGCATGATGGTGGCCGAAGGCGAAGCCGGTCCCGGCCTGAGCGATCTGGTTATTCCAGGCGTGCAGAGCTACAAGATAGGCAACGAGCTTACAGTCACTGTAGCTGGCAAGAACCTGCCCAGGAGCGCGCAGAGCATCATTGACCACTACCGCCGTGGTGTCGGGTTCATCGGCTAATGCCGATTCCGCGTAACACCGACATACTCAAGCGGATTGTCCAGCAGACGTTCAACACGACGTGCCAGGTCAGTCGCAAGACCGAGGTAGCTGATAGCTCTGGTGGCATGACCGATACGTATGCCACGGTGAGCACGCTAGCTTGCCAGTTCTATCGCCAGGGCATCACACCACTGGAGCGCGAGAACGCGGTACAAGTGCGGTCCATCAGTGTGTGGATCTTCGTGTTTGCCTGGGGATCCGATGTGCTGCCTACCGACCGACTCGTTGAAGTCAGCAGCGGGCGCACATTCGAAGTAGTTAGCTCTGCGACTGGCTCGCTGGATCTGGCGTGCCGGGTTCTGGCTCAAGAGATCCTATAAAGGGCTGGGCCTTAGCCAGACACTTCTTGCAGACCCAGGTATCTTGTACCGGGTTGAACTTCACCCTATAGGCGCTAACCATGATGCCGCACAAGCTGACCCCACGCTTATCGGTATAGGGTTCGATTGCTTGATGGAGTAGGTGTCGTTTCAGATAATTCCATCGCGTTTGGCTGTCTGATACGGCTAGCCAGAACGTCTCGTTCATGGTCGTTTCTCCCTCTTGTTGAGATCCCGCGCTAGCCTCTCGGCTTCGCGTTCGGTTGGCACCGGACTGGTGTTGTAGCCCAGGATCGTGTCGCGTACGTACCACATGGTATGCCCGCTGTCCATGACCATGAACTTGACGACGTAACGCTTCATGCCATTGCCTCTGACCGACCGTGACAATGGTCGATACCTAGTTCGCAGCAATAGCAATCGGCGTTGATAGCGCAAGTCACTTCACCCTGCTCGTCTCGGCAATCGTGTTTGTCCATGTCCGTAACCCTACACCCACCCGATTGATCTGTCAATACCCTTTCAGTGCGAGTTTTCAAAATGCCGGAGGTTCACGTAATGCCAGCCAAGCCAGCCGACGACGGCGTCACCAAGTGCCGTCACTGCGGCGCAGTCCCAGCGGAAGAGCCAACGTCAAGCGACTGGCTCTGTAACGCGTGCGAGCGCTACCAAGACTTTGCGATCTGCCCAACGTGCGGCGGGGTGACTCGACACAGCACGCTCTCGCCGGACGCCGTTCCTGACAAGGAGAGCAACGAATAATGGCCCGCGCAGTTCTTACCCCCGTTCTGTCGTCTGCGAGCGGCAGCGTGTATTCAGCACCCGGCGCGGTTGATGCTGGCAACGGCAACGAGTTCGCCAATGCCGGGCGTACGATGATCGAGATTGTCAACGGTTCCGCTTCAGCCGTGAGCGCCACGTTTGTCACTAACGGCACGTATAGCGTTGGCTCAACCGCCTACGCTATTGCCGATCTGGTCGTTGCCGTTGCCGCTTCAGCTACGAAGGTTTGTGGCCCGTTTGACACCACGCTGTTCAACTCTGGCACTAGCACGGTGCAGGTTGACTGGTCGCACGGCACGTCGATCACGGCCCGCTGCGTCACGATGGGCACGTCTTAGCAACGTGCCCAGCCCGGTTCGCGTCGTCACCCACGTCTCGGTACGGAGCAATCGCATTGGCCAGGTTGTGTCGCGTCTCACGGCCAACACACAACGGGCCGTAGTTGAAGCTGCGACGGGCATCCAGACGCTCGCCAGCCAGATTGCCCCGATTGACACAGGTGCTTTACGCAACAGCATCTACGTCAACACCGGGAGTGATAGCGACTACAGCACGCGGGTTGCTACTTCTCGGGGCCTGAACCGTGACATGATCCCGCTGGACGAACTTTCGCCGGAGTTCGTGATCCCACTAGCCGGGTCCAACACTGGCAACGTTGCGGTTGTGGGTGTAGCGGCTCACTACGGGCTGTTCCTTGAAGAGGGCACTGTGTTCCAGCCGCCACAGCCGTTCATGCGCCCCGCGTCGGAGTCGGTGAGCGATGATTTCCAGCAGGCTATGCAGCGTGTGGCCGATGGCATATGAGCGCTGACGTTACGCGGCTGGACGAGTGGATGTACGGGCTGTTCAGTAGCTCGGGCGTTGTCAGCGGCCTGGCGGGCGGGCGTATCTACAGCGACATGGCTCCACAGGGCGCGACGTTCCCGCTAGTGCTGTTTTCATTCCTGGGTGGCGCGGACAAGGTGATCACGTTCTCGGCTCGGTTTACCAACGCGATCTATCTTGTCAGAGCCGTCGGCAAGGGATCCAGCTACGCGTCTATCGAGACGTTGGCAGACGCCTTGGATGTGCTACTTGGTAACTCAGTCCCCGCAAACGGCCTGGTTGTACGTGACATACGCATCGCGTCGTGCAACCGAGAGCAGCCGCACCAGCGGAAAGACATGGAAAGCGGCGTGCCTATGGTGTACCTGGGCGGGTTCTACAGGATCCGCTACCAGCCCGCCGTTTTTGCCTGATGGAAGACCGCGAGTTCTGGATTCGGGTCAGGCGCGGCCTGTCCATTGTTACCCACGCCATTGACGCCGAACGGGCGAGTGATCCGTTCTGGGCGGCTGTTCTGCGCGGCCTGAACGTCGTGGTACGCGCTATCGAAGTGAAGTGGCGACTGCCGCACAGCAGCATTCGCACCATAGGTCAACCTGAGCCACCGGCATTCCCGCTCGCTCAATCCTCAGAAGAA